TCATCAGGCGTTGACCCCGTAGGGATATCGGTTGCAATTAACTCTAGCGGCGTAGTAGTTCGATTCGGTCGCGTTCTAATTATGCTTGCTGAATTAATTCGCTCCGTGTCAATTGTCAATAACTTAAACGCTGGCTGATAAGTTAACGTTGGTTTTGCTGCCCATTGCGGTCTTGCTGGCAACGTTCCAAGTGCTTGCCTATGCGTATAGGTTCCAGTGCCTTGATAACCTAATGTATAATTGTATCGCCTGTATGGAATTGTAATTCCTGAATATGCCGCAACGTCGGTTAACCAATAACCCCCATTGGCGTGCATGAATCGGGTATTGAATATTTCGCAAACTTGCTCTAATGCTTGTTTGCAAGTAACCATGTTCAAATCGTAATACCAATTGGCTGCTAAATCAATTGCCTTGACGTCTTGAAATGGGTCGTAATCTTCTAAAAATGTATTAATATTCAACCGTAGCATATCAACGCCTTTACGAAAAGCATCAGCCGCGTACATAGATTGAGCGTCGAAAAAATAATAATCCGTCTTGCCTAAGTACGGCCAATAGTCATGCAATTCCAATTCCTGCAAACACTCGCGAAATAGTACGTTAACTTGTATATAATCACTACTGAACCAACTTGCCTTGACGTTATAACCGTCTAACAATTCTAAGCCGTCCACGGCCGTCAATTGTATAATTGGCTTACTATCTATACTCTCGCGAAGTCGCTGCATCTGGTCGGCTAATATGCGGCCAACAAAATACAAATCGGTGCCTTTCCAGACGACCATAGTCCAATAGGTTTCCGCTTGGGTTTGAATCGCTAAAAACGCATTTAATGTTGTTGTATCGGGAATGACAAAATTTGCCGTTACTCGACTTGATTTAATTCGGTTTTCATGCCACTTACTACCCTCGCCCTCACGATCTAATGTGAACCCCTCATTGGCCAAAATCAATTCAATCCCTGCCGTTGTACTTCCCGTTGGTGCATCGTGAATTTCTACGCGCCAATCGGTGTTGTTGAAGCTCTTAAATTGTCCGTAATATTTTCTTGCCATGGTTATCCCCGTGAGTAGTCGTTATTATGTTTTTGTAATACTATAGCCAAATCGCGGCCGCTTATATGGGTAGTTGCAATATAGCCATCACCATTTCCTGCGCCGCCAATTAGTTCTTTTAATTTGTTCAACGGCGCAATTACTTCGGGGTTGCTGCTTGCTCCAGGATATTCACCCATCAAGCCCAATGTCGGTCCGTAAACAATACCCCCGTCGGCGAATTTTTGTGTGGCTATTTTTGCAACGTTTGCCAAACCTCCAGCAACTGCCGCACCTGCTGCAATTGTACCACGTACAGGGCTATCAGGTGTAGGCACTGGCATAAACTGCGATTGGTACGCTAACTGCGCACTAAAGTAAGTAGATATTAACGCTTGCGCTATACTTAACGCTTTCGCCCGTTGTGCTTGCCTACGTGCCGCCGCGTCACCCTCCCTAACAAGTGCATCGTTAAATCCAATTAAAGCCTGACCGTATTGCTGAAACATATCGGCTTGAAATTGTAATTGGCGCATTTGGCTTTCTCTGGCCTTTTGCTCATCGTCGCTTCGGTATTTTTGCTTTAGCGCATTTTCGGTGGCTGCTTGTGCCTCAACAAGTAATTGAGTGTCCTTGCCTGCTTTTTTTGCTTGCTCAATTAATGCCTGATAATGTTTTTGCGTTTCAGAAATTTCTAAAGCTCGTTTTTGTTCTTGCGTAATTGCAACGGCTTTACTAATATCCGTTTCTAATTGAGCCATATCGCGCGCTTTTTGCTCTGCATCGCGCTTGGCTTTGTCGTCATCTGATTGTTTTTTCTTGTTGAAATCCTTCCTAGCTTTATCTAATGCCGAATTCCGAAGTAATAAAATTTCCCTTTCAGTGTAGCCTTGCGCTTTCAAACCTGCCACCTTGGTATCAAATGCAGCGTTTTCAGCCTTTAGTATATCGCTTAAACTACCATCATTGATTGATAGCAATTCGGCTCTACGCTGTAATTCGTTTTGCTTTTGCGCATCCCTATCTTCCTTATACTTTTTGGCTTTTTCCGCGTTGGCTTTTGCTAATTTGTCGCGTTCGTCGGCTATGTAATTATTACGCTCAATTGCTAAGACTTTTAATGCGTTTTTATTGTCTGCAATAATTTTGCCCCAATTCTCTTTTTCATTTTGCCCGTAATTTCTACGCGCTTGCTCTAACTCATGAATTAACTTCTTTTCCTTAGCGGCAAATTCTGCCATCTTATCGCCTTTAGCGTTGGCAATTTCAATCGCATAACCATCGGCTTGAATCTGACGTGCAACCGCTTTATTATATGCTTTTAACGCGGCTTCGGCTGGCCATATTTTTTCCTTTAATTTATCAAAGTTTGCAGCCAAATAAGCAACTCCAGCAATAGCCGCTCCGATTCCAGTTGCAATTAACGCTAATTTAAATACTCCCAATGCACTTGATGAAGCGGCAACGGCAAATGTATAAGCGTTTTGTGAAGCCGTTAAAACTCCCTGTACTAGCGCTTGGTCTTTTTGCAGTAAAGTGGTTATTTGTTGCAAGCTCGTAATAGCCAACATGACCCCTTGCAACTTAACCATAGTTTTTTGCATGTCGTCGGATTCCATACCAAGTGCCGCCATGCTACCCTCGACCAAGCCAAATCCAGCGGCTACGGCTTGCGCTCCACCTATCATTGCATCTAGCCTACGTGTATCACTTGCAAAATAGCCTATTTCCGCTCTAGTGTCCGCAATTTCATCCTGCATCTTACCTGCCTGCCTGATAAACTCATCAGCCATTACAGCAAATGCAGGACCCATCGCACGGGCTTCCATTGCCATGGTTTGTAACTGCCTAACTACTCGCGCCGTTGGCTTGGATTTTGCCAAGGCATCAAGCCGTGTTTGAATATCTTTTGCAGCCTCGGCAACCTCGCTGGACATTTTCTGCCCAGATTGTTGCATCAAAATCACTGCATCGTCAAAGCCTTTTTTTAAGGCTGATATATCCGCTCCAATTGAAACGTTTAATTTATTTGCCATTGTTATAAAATTATTTTACCGCCGTTTTCCAACAATAAGAAATCTCCAGATTCAGTCAATAAGTAACTAATTGACGGCGGCGTAATTACTCGATTGTACCCAATAATGTAATCCTGCGCAATCTGATAAACTCCCTCAATCCCTGCTTCGTCATCAGACATCTGAACTTCGCCGTCGTAAAAAATCTGATTGACTTTGTAACTATCAATCTCCGTTGGCAACGTGACCGCCTTTCCCTCCATCGCGTACCTAACCAATTCGGCAACACTGTTTGCTTTTTCAAATCCGCTCACCCCGTTAATGTCCGTTGCAAAAATTGACACCTGAACGCGGATAAAATCCAAAGTACTTATCTGGTCTTTGGTATTGCTCGGGGTTACGCTTACTTGGTGATAGGTAATTGCGGGGAAACTTGTTCCGTGCAAAATCCTCAACGGGAATATCTTATTGCTTACCTCCGTTACTAACGGGCTGTAATTGATTAAGATATTGTAAATTACATTAGTAATTGCCATGAATGCAAATTTAAGCCTCTGGAAGTTCCGTGTTGTTGCCAAATGAAGCGATTTTTAACGGACGCTTAAATTCAAATGCTCCGTTGGGAATTGTCTTGGGTAAGGCGTTGGATATTTTCTTCCAGTCGATAACCTCGGGTTGCTCCCATGGAAATCTACCTAAATCAATTTCGCGCAGTTGCCGTTTGGTTTTGGTGTTTAAAATTACACAAACCTGCCACCGTGCGCGAATCCAGTCATTACGATAATTCAAACGCTGCGCGTAACGCATACCCTGCAATCGAAGCATGAAGTATTCAGGGGTAATCCGTCCAAATTCTGCTTCGCTTAAACCCATCTCTCCGTAGGCTATGCGCTTAATTTGCCGCCATGTCAAGAACGCGCCTCTTGATTGGCTATTGGCTTTTTTTCTTCGGTAGTAGCTGGTTCTTCATCCTCCACTTGGTTAAATCCTGTATAGGCTTCCACATAGGCGATAAATGCTGGCAATATCTCATGAGCTTTTTTTACCTTTCGACCTAGTTCGCGAACTTGATAAAATGGCTTTTGCTTTTCGGGGTAAATATCCGCAAACTCATTGATTCCATGAAATGCGCATACAAGCGACATGTCCATGACTTTTGCAAGTTTCTTAGCGTCCATTTCCTGAATGTTCAAAAATTCGGACATATCGGCAAAATCCAAATTCAAATCAGCCATAATTGATTGAATTGAATTAAAATTAAACTCCATGTGATAGGTTGTATTACCTAGTGTAATTGTTGGGTGTGCTTTCATATACGCGAATATAAGACAAAAAGGAGGCTATTGCCCCCTAATTGCCTATGAACGATAATAAGAAATGGTAGTTGTTGACTTGCTCCCCTGCTGCTGGTTGCCTCCTGCCTGCTGGTTGCTAACCTTAGAAAGTTCCGAAAGTTACAGCTCCAGTGATTTGCAATGAACAAGTAAATGAAGCGGCGTCGTTTTGTGGCGCGCTCAATTCCATGTTGCTAACTAATACTTCGGCACTAGTCTTTTTGTCGCCTGTTACATTAGAACCCCATACAGCTAGTAGGGTAGTTCCTGCAACAAGTTTATCCGTCAAGTCTTGGAATGAGTAAGAACCAGAACCCACAGAAGCGTCCTCCTCAAATCTTCCATCAACGGAAATAGTACCGCCTTTTTCCCCTGCGATAAACTCTTTCCATCCTGCGCTATCCTTGGTTGTAACCTCAATCATATCAGAGGCTAACGATAATGAGTGTGAAGTTGCATTAGCCACCTTCGTTAAAGTGCCGCTAATGTCTGCATATAGTCCGATAATAGTACCGTTAACAATTCCTGTTGTTGCCATGTTTCAAATTTAGGTATGTAGTCGTTTCCGAAGTGTTGCAAAAATTAGGTAAATTTAAACCCGTGTTTTTTCGCCACCTCGCGAACAGTTGTAATAACCGCTTTTGCAACTCCGTTGCTTACCTTTTCGCGATTCTGGTCTAATGCTGGACGCATAAATGGACGGGGTGTCAATACGCCTCTATAGGCACCGTCTTTTGTAATTCGCGGCTCCGTAGCGTATTCAAAGAAAATTCCAAGGTAATAATTATAATATTCTTGACGTAGGCCGATTAATACCTTACTCCTATATTTGCTATCCTTGTCCGTAATAAATCCAATTGAATCGCGAAGATTTCCCGTGTTAACAGGCACTTTTGATTTTGCTGAATCAATAATAATTTGGCTTTCCTGCTTAATGCGATTCTGCAATGCCTCGGTTTCAATACCCTCCCCAATCGCCTCCAATGAGTTCAACACATCTTTTAGCCCCGTAACTTTACCGAATCCCATGTTATTGAGTTAATTCACATAACAATTCTTGATACATCTTGCGGCCTTTCACCTCTGAAATTGACAAAATGTTGAAGTAACTTCCATCATGTAGAACACGATCGCAAACGGTCACGGCTGAATTGTAGCGAATGGTAAATATATAAATCTGTTTGTTCTCCCTACGGTCTGCATTGATAGTTTCCTGCGTGCTTGGTTGCTCTTTTCGACCCGCCCAAATTGTCTGATAGTTGCTCCATGTAGGAACACGCGCCCCGCTGGAAGTGCTTACCACTTGCGTTGCACGTTGAATCGTGATTCTTACATCAAATATTCCTGCATTCATTAGAGTAATTGCATTGAGCGATATGGGTCAAGTAAATAATTGACGGAGAATGGCATATCATTCATAGTGCCGTACACCATTGATGCCCTATTATCATACCACCCCGAAACCAACATTTTAGCCGCCGTAATAATATCGTCCGGAACGCTTCCAAGTTCGTAACCCTCTTTGGCTGAAACAACATATTTCAACTCATTTTCGGTCAAATCGCTCGGAACATCAGTGACAACAATCTTACATCCCATTGACGGCAATTTTAACGCCGTCGGATTTTTCCACCCCGTGCTTGGCATAGTCGCCAACGCTTCGGACGTAGTAACGTAGCTCAACGCGTCAACGCTTGTTAAGTACGTCGCCAATTGTAGGTAATTGCCTTGGGCATAATACGTACCCGTTAATGGATTTACTACGCTTGGCAAGCCTTGCAGGCCGTCAAATTCTATCTTTACATTTGCGGATAAAATCGAATATCCTACATAGGTATTAATTGACTTAAAAGCCGCCCTAATTAAGGCAGCGATTGTGTTATCGTCCTCATTAGAATCAACCTTGCACCAAAGTTTGGCATCGGCAACGGTTAAAACCTCCAACGGGCTTACAATTTGTGATATAATTCGACGGCCTACTTGCATGACTTAGCAAAGTTCGGCAATTTGCAGCTTAATCAAATAGTCTGCCTGCGCTTCTGGCAATTCTGCAACATCGCCAATGTTGTAGGATAGGTTATACCCCATTGGAGATTTCACGAATTTAACGGCTTTTTTTGCTGATTCAGCCTCGGCAGTTGGCAGTTCGTCCACTTCGGGAGTGGCTTCTTCCACTACGGCAACCTCGGCTTCCACTTCGGATACCTCGGCAACCTCGGCAATTTGCTCAACCTTATCTACATCATCGGTAAACTCGGGAGCGATATTCTTTTTAGTACTCATGGTGATTCAAATATAAAACAAAAAGGGGATTCTTGCGAACCCCCTCTAAGTCATTATGAAAACCCTAACAAATTGTCAATTAGGCAGTTTTTGCGTCCTTAATTAAGGCAAAAGCGGTAGGCTTCTGAACCAACGCATCGGTATAAGCGCATACGATGATTCTGTCGGTACCTTTTAATCCTTGGGTGTAAGGGTCAACAGTTACCTCGATAGCACCCCACTGGCCTAACATCAAGTAAGAGAAGTCACCAGCGATTAAAGCTGATAAAATTCCGCTTGATGCACCTTTGCTTAGGTTGCTTGGCACGTTGCTAGAGTACAACGCTGGAGAACCTGCCAACACATTTGGAATCAACTTGTCAACGATGAAGTTACCCTCAACGCCGCTTGTCTGTACAGGTGTACCCATCAACTTGGATTTTACCTTGTTGTTGGTAATGTACTTTAAGTTAAACGCATCAGCTCCTTCAACGCTACCCATTAGGTTCAAAATATCTTGGTAAACCAAGAAAGCACCATCAGCATTGGTTGAATTTGATGCAGCATTTCCAGCGTAGAACACGGGGACGCTAGAGTTTGCCAAAATACCAGTGGGCTCATTAGAACCACCGCCCTTAATAGCTGCTCTTTCCCATCCAATCGCAATGGCGTTCAATAACTTGTCCATTACCCAGTTGCTAACGTCTTGGCTTGACTGTCTTTTTAACTGCCATGAAATGTCAGTGTAAGACGTCAAACGCTTAGGAGACATGGTCAACGCACTGAAAGTAGAAGCTAATTCAGCAGCATCGCCAGTTTCAGTGTTGTAAGAAGCTACGCCCAATGCAGAATCAACGGGAAACTGAATGTTTCCAGACAATCCACCCATGAAGGTTGCACCTGCTTCACCTAAAATCATTCTAGGCTTTAAGAAGTCCACAATTGAACCAACAATAGTAGGAACCAAGAAAC